GAGTAATTTTAACTACAATTCCACTTGAACCGCTGTATTGAATATTTACTTCACTATTGATTGGGTCAACAGGGTCATTTTCCACAAGTACTACTCCATCAGAAGCAATTAATTGTTTAGTTGATTGGTCAGAAGCATAAATTATATAGTTTTTGCCAGACTCTAAACCTGTTCCTGAAGNAGAACCAATTGCTGATAAACTTACTGTGTTTAAATCTACAACTGTATCTACTACATACATTCTATCATCTGACGTATCGTGAACCACGTCATTAGCTTTAATACCATCTGTAACAAAATCAGCACTACTGTCAGTTAATTCAAGATTACCTGATTCATCTGCTGTTGTAGTTCCACTTGCAAGAGACTTTTGTACTGAAACTTCAACATATTTTTGCATAGAGCTATTCATTATGCTATATCTATATTACTCACTGCTGAGCTTGGGATGTAATCATATACAACGCTTGTCCAGCCTGTCTCTAAAGCTTTAACGATTGCAGTTTGTACTTCATCTCTCATTTTTTCACTACTTGCACCAATTGCTGCGTGTGTGATAGTCACAACTTTACCTGAGCCATAAGCTAAAGTTACAGTTGTTGTAGAAGCTTGTTCTACTAATTTAACGTCCAGTATTGAAACAATTTGTTTTTGTTCACCAGTTACTGGGATTTGTAAAAATTTTTCCATAATAATAATAAAATTAAGGGTTAATAAAGTACAAAGATACGAATCTTTATTCTTCTTTTTTAAGCTTCCTTTTTAACAGCTTATATGTTTCAACACCATCGTCTCCTTGAAAGAATGAAGCTACAATATAATAATGGTCTTCACCAAAAGGAACAGACAATAGTTTGTTCTTGTTTTTTGGTAAATTAAAATATACATCTTTTCCATTATTTTTTAATACTAACCATGTGCTAGTAAAAAATTGTACAACATCTCCATATAAACTTAACATTGGGTCGTTAACTGTTTGTAAAAATTCTTCTGGATTGTTTTTAGCGTATATTAATACATCACGTTTAAGTTCGGACGTAGTTAAATTATCAGCTCCACCACCCATTAAAACTCTACATACTGTCAATAGCTCATCTCCTTTTAAACCTTTAGCTAAAATTTGCGCATCTAATCCACGTTCTACAAACGCTAATTGTTCTGCAGCATCTTTCTCATTGTTTATTTCTTCATAAACTTTACCGTTAGAAGGATGATAATATAAAAACTGTTGAAGTGTTTGATTATTTCTAGGTACGGTTAACATACCATCTTCAAACATTATTGGCTCTAAAACCGCATTACCATCTTGAGCATCTTCAAATGGAGATTTTTGATTTCTCGCATAACGAAGAGGTCTGTTTAAACCTTTTTCTTCATCAAAATATAATAGGGGAGACCTTTGAGTGTGTCTTGATGCTAACATAAAAGTTAGCGGAATTTGTTTTCCTAAAAGCCTATAAGCTTTATCAGAATATTTGTTTTTTACTTTTTTCATTTTATTTAAAATTTAATTTGATTAATAAAAATATTAGGGGAGTAGTATAACTCCCCCAACATTAGTTAAATACTTCTTATGAATTTTGGAATAAGAAGAAGTTGTTTGCTCCTAAGACACAAACTGCTCTTTCAGTTAAAAAATTAACTTCCATAGCATCTAAATCAGAAGTTCTTGCACCACCAGCAGAACCAGTAATCCAAGTTTTATATCTTCTATCTTCAGCTTCTGAAGCTCTATACCTTACATGTAAGAATGGTCTTTTAGCGTTTTTACCAAGTATTTGGTCATAAACCGAAGTAGAACCAGCTGGAACTAATAGTCCATTGATACCACCTGCTACTAATCCACCTCTCATTGTAGGGTCATTTAGATACTTCCAGTCAGACTTGTAAAAGTCATAACCTCTTCTAAATCCAGAGAAACCTAAGTTAAGTGCCATTTCTTCATCATTGTCAAAAAGACCGTATGATGTACCGCCACCCCCGTAAGAGTTTTGTGTAGACAACATATCGTCTATATCAAATGAGAAGTTTCTATTTACGAAAATTACATTTTCTTCAATAGCACCTTGCTTATCTAGTCTTTGAATTATATTATCAAAGTCAGCTAATGATGTTGGGTTACCGCCACCAAAAACGTTTCCTCTGTTTCCAACTACGTAGAATACACCTTGAGAACCACTTAATCCAGCTACTGAATTACCAGCTCCAGTACCTTGGAGATAATCTCCTGCACCTGACGCTGCTTCTGCTGGAACCGCTTCAATCATAGCTGTTTCCATGTAATCTTCAAATCTTAATCTTGTGTCGTGTTCAGATTTTAGATACCATAAGTATCCGTTTACTCCGTCTTCTCCACTTACTTCTACCCATCCAATTTGAGCCATGTCAGAACCAGATACTGAGTATTTATCTTTTATGATAATTGGTTTATTATCAAAAAATAAATCATCAGATTCTAAAGAACCATCCATACCGTCTGTTCCTTTTGCAAATTCAGAACCATAGATAAAGATGTCACAGGCTACTGCGCCCATTGCTTGTCCTCCTGCTTCATAATAAGATACTGTAAAGGTATTAGGATTTGCATCCGTTGGACCTGCTGTTACAATAGCTTTGTTTTGAAGGTTAGAACCAGGTGTGTTATCTGAAATCATTAATGTTTGTCCTACTCTAAGAACATTTTTTGCATCTCTAGCTGTATTGGGGTTAGCCAATGCAGGGTTAAAGTTTGCTATGTTGTTAGGAATTGTCCAAACCGCTCCAGCGTCTGTACCTGCAGCTGCTGCTGAAGTACATCCTTTGTATTTGATGTGTAATCTTCCTTGTTCTGCCCATTTGATAAGGTCAGAATTAGAAGGCATTTCTGCTCCTACCATACGTAGGAACGAACTAATGCTTCTGTTACCATATCTTTCAAATTCTTTCTCGTAAGTATCGGGTAGATACTGGTTCAAGAAATCAAAATCTTTGATATAATTCGTTGCAACAGGAACCTGTTGCGCTGAAGGTTGTAAGTCGAAGCCAGGGGCTGTGTTTACTGCCATAATTATAAATTTTTAAATTGTTAAACTTTTTTAATACTTTTAATTTTGAGTCCTCTTCCACTCGTTGTGTCACCTACAGGTCTTATTTTTAAACCATCCTTCGTATTTAATTGAGGGGCTCTACGAACATCCATATTGATGTTTTTAGATTTTCTTGCTACATCATCAACTGTTGCAGCAACACCTTGCTCATAAAAAAACTTTGCAAATTTTTCTGGATTCATAGCCATTGCTAAAGCTTTGTGATAGCCTTTTGCATCAGTCATGACTCCTTCGTTATTAGTAAATTGTGATACAAAATTACCAACATCACTTTGCTTGTTTTTTAATTCATCCGAAGTACCTGGTTTAAAAAGTAATTTTTTTTCATCACTCACGTTAAATTCAAAACCTTTGAATTCTTCGTTAAACACATTGTTTGTAAGCTCTTGAAAATATTCACGACTTTTCTGCGCTTGACTCTTTTGAGAGTTAGATTCTTCTATCATTTTCTTGTAAGCACTAAGATTGTTTTCTTGGTCTTCAGATAATCCACCCCCACTTGACTCAAGAGGAATTTTATATTTATCTTTCTGCTCTTTAAAAAACTTCTTCGCTTTTCCAAGCTCTCTTTTTTTAGCTAATTTTTTTCTCTTAATATCACGTTCTTCATCTTCGTCTTCGTTGAACCCGAATTTGTCTTCCATGACATCTTGAATATCAATAGCATCAAGACCATCTTCTTGCGTGCTAATGTAATCAGCTAAAACAGAATCTTCGTCCATGTTATCGTAGTCTTTTTGTAATTTGTAAAAGTCTTCAATACCACGTCCAGTTTCTTTCTTGTAATTAAAATATAACTCAACATCTTCAGGTAAAGCCACGTTTGATTCTTTTGTTTCAAACAATTCTTCAACTGAATTAATGTCTTTATTATATCTGTCTTTAATAAAATTAAGAACGTTTTCGTCATTTAACTCTGACGAGGGAGGTTTTTCTTCAACCTTTGGTTTTTCAACTTCTGGTTCTTGTATTTTCTCTGTTAGTTGTACTTTTTGCTCAGGTTCAACTTGTTCGTTTTCAGAAGAATGCTTTTCTAAAAGTTTTTCTTCTATTTCTGCGGCTGATTTTTGAGTGATGCCTTCCACTGATTTTACTTTAAATTCCATTAGATTAGATTTTTATACAAAATTAAACAATAATTAATTACTATTTTTAAGCGTTCTTTAGATGATTATAAAGACTCTCGCCTAACTCTTCTCCTACTTTTTTGTCAGATTCATAATGAACTCTGGCTGCAATTCTACTTTTTGAAATATGATTAGCTGCGGTAATAAATTCATTATGCATCTCAGGATATAAATCTGATAACATTAATGCAACTAATTTAGCCTGAGCAGAATGCCCAGACGGAAATGAAGGTGTTTGTGCACTTTTCATTTTATGATAACGAAAATTAAGACTTAAATAATTAGCAACAACATTTGGTCTTTGCCTGTTATGATAATTTTTTATACTTAATATGATAGGTTCTGAATGTGTTAGTAAATCTTTTACTAATTTTTTAGGATACTTTCGTGTTCTATTTCTAAAAAGATTTTTAAAAACATTTACAATGTTATCATAAGTGTCTGCATAGTCTGTGTCTAATGGACCTGCCTGAAGTGTTTTTATTTCACTTAAAGTTTTCAGACTATGATTTGGGGGTACAACAATTCTCTTAAATTTTTCTATACTAAAATTACTAAACATATTGTTTATTTAGGTCCAAACTCTGACAAATCAAAACCATCTAAAGAATCCTCATTTGATTCAAAAGACATAGCTGGTAAATTTCTTTTACGTTGTTCAATTAATTGTGATTGCTGAGAGTTAGCTTGACTAATTCTTTCAGACTTTCCTTTTTCTTTAGATTTTTCTCTCATATCAATTTGAGATTGTTCAATCCCTTTTAATTGCATATTATAAGAAAACTCTGTTTCCATTAATTGAGCTTTTAACATAGCTTCGTTTTTCATCTTTTCAATCTCCATTGCAATCTCTGCTTGTTTAATTTGCATTGTAGATTGCATTTCAGCTGCTATTCTTTGTTGTTCAGCTTGTGCAACCATCATTTGTTGTTCTTGTTGCATTTGTGCTGCAGCTTGTTGTTGCTGCATTTGAGCTTGTTGTTCTGCTTGAGCTTTACGTTTACGTTTTGTTTTTAGTAATTGATTAGCCATTTTAAGATTATGAATCTCTCTAATGTCTAATGCATCTTCTAAGTTTATATCGTTTTTAGATAAAGCCATCTGAATATTTTGTTCTAACATAGCTCTTTGTTCTTCGTCAGGAGCTAGTTCTAAAAATATTCCAAAGTCGTATAGATAGAAGTTTTTAATATCTTCTAATAAATTTAAATTATATTTTCCAATTTGCATTGCAAACTGGTCTGCAAAAGGAGAGTATTCTAAAACATCTGCAGTTCTTAACACAATACCTTCTGCCATTCTTTTAGTAATAAATAAACTTGCTAATAAAATATGACGAGTTGCGGTATTAGAGCTTAATGCTGCTAATTTTTGAACTCCAACTAATGCGTCTGGATTTGGAGACGTTCCATCTCTTGCTTCGTTTAAACCAGTTACTGTTCTAATCATATCTAAATAATGATTATAGTTCTGAATTAACATTTGCATTTTTGCTCCTCCACTATTGGATGTTAACTGAGTTATAGGAACTTTAGCATTATTAAATTCTCCGTCTTGAGTAAAACTTCTCCCTATAACACTACCTGTTTGAAAATATAAACGCAATGCGTCTTCAGGATTATAAGCATTACCAGTACCTAAGTCTACTTCATTAAGTCCATCAGCGTCAATAAAAACACCATCTGGAACCATACGAGATATAACTTGCTGTAATTTTAAATGAGTAACTTGAATTAAATCTGCAAAAGGAATCATTCTACGAACTAAAGATTCATAAGTTCCTTTATACATTCTTGGTGCGCATGCTACGTAATTAGGAAGGGCGTGTTGACTTGCTGATTTGGGTCTTACCATGTTTTCGGCTAACTCCCATTTCAATATCATGTTTGTTCCCATTACCATAATTCCGTCATACCATACTTCTATTTTCTTTTCTACTCTTTCAAATTTACCTTCTGCCATCATTTCTTCTGGCGGATTAAATTGGTCGTCTTTAGCTACAACTTTAAAGGAGCCATCTGGCATTTCTTTTTTCTTGTAAACAAAAGTATGAGTAGTTTTATAATTGTAATAAAGAAGCGTGCAAGTATCTCTATAAAACAAAGAGTTTTCGTAGAACTGAGAATTATTATAGTAATTATACCACGATTGACTAGAAGCAGCAATTTCTTCCATTTGCTCGTTAGTAATATCAGGATTTATCTTTACTAATTCTGCCATTGGGATAGTTTTAATTTCTCCCCAATAAAAACAATCTTTAAAGTAAGGGTCTTCAGTATAACTGTATACCACATTAGCTGGGTCTACATAATCTAATTGAATACCTTGTCCTGGTAAAAACTGATGTTTAGACATTCCAACTCCTAAAGTCATTATATCATAATCAACTCTTTTTCTAATATCCGCATAATGGTTTTGTTGTAATACAGTGTCTATAGCTTGTTCTGCTGCAATTTCTACAGCTGGCTTATATTTCATTTGCATATACAACTCTAGTTCTTCATCGCTTTCTGGAAGCTCCTCTTCATTTGTTTGAAAAACATTTAATTTAAAATCTTCTTCTATTTGTTGGAACAATGGTCTAGCAACCATTTCTCCCTCTATTCTTTTTTGAAAACTATCTCGTTTTTCTGCAGACATAGCATCTTCTGCAAATGCATTTACCTTAAACAACCTATCGTTTAAACCATTTACAACAATGTCTACAAATTTTGGAATAATAGGAACAGGAGTCCAATCTAAATTTAAGTAAGACAAATCTCCGTCTACTGCAATTTCGTTTTTATATTTTTGAACAGACTGCTCTCCACGAGCATATAGTCTTAACCGATTAAACTCTCCCCATTGATTGAGGAACCTACATGAGCCGCTATCTTTTCTAAACCATTCGTATTGAATCGACTGTCCGACTTGGAGTCCATACTCCATTGTGTCTTTTTGCGCGTCCGAAGCAAATTCGTTAGGAAATGCAGCTGCTTTTAAGTTAATATTTACGTCTTTCATGAATTAATAATTCGACTAACTTTATCGCTGTTATTATATCTTGCAAAGTTAATGCTTAT